CTTTTCTTGTTATAGGACACCCACGCCCGGCCAACCACCATAAAGTGCCTATAATAAGCGCTAATAGCATTTTTATAGTGGAAATCCAGCCCCTTTTGTATTCTTCGTTCATTTTCGGCTTCTCCTAAATAATATTAGCAAAACCGCCTATAGTCCCCCAGGCTTTTGCTTCATAAAATTTAACATTAGCTGTCCAAGCAATCGGATCATTGCAGTATTCATAAGCAGTAAACTGGACTTTTGTTATATTAGACCATGAACCGGTTTCCGTAATAGTGGAAGTCCCTGCAGAACTTGTGGTATGAATACATGTCCAGCTTCCGTCATACACCCATATTTTTATAAATTGACTTGGGCCGCAACCCTTAACATAATATTTAAAACTTATTTCAGTAAGATTAACAGCTTTGTTAAATGTAGCAACAAGCGTCGCGGCATTGTGATATCCACCAGCTCCGCTATTTGAAGCTACAGAATAAGAATCAGAATCTCCGTCTATCATATTAGCGTCAGGGCTTGATTTATCATTATAATTGCTGGATCCACCAGCTTGATCTGTATAACTTAAAGTAGTCCCAGAATCCTGTATCCAATCTTTCAGCATTATATATCTCCTTACGGACGAACTGTTAGAAGAACCGTTAAATCAGCTCCTGCAACCGTAGAACCTGCTTGGTCTATATCCAAGGTCAAATAATCATCAACTGACAGCGCCGTAGTATTAAACGTGGCGGTATTTCCTGCTTGGGCTCCAGCCGCGATAGTAAGCCGATTCGCTTGTGTTGACCATATTGTAGAACCGTTTTTATTTATATCAAATAACAAAGCCGCTCCGGTAGGCGCTGTATCCGCATAAGCGCGGGCTTTTAAAATAGTAGCCGGGAAATCCATATAAATTCTTGCTGATTGTGAAGTTCCGGTCGTAAGAGTGCCGTCCACATACCACATAATTGTTCTTGCTTGAGGCATTGTTAATACTGGCCGTATATCGCGGTAAATATATCCTTCAGTAGCGTCAGTGTCCTTGTCTTCATAATCAAGAATTCTATCCATGGTTGTCTTGCAATATACTAAACATATAGGGATCCCCGGAACAATTAAAGACGGCGCAGAAGGAGAAGCGGCTTCCGTCCCGGTAACCCACGCCAAGACCCCGGAAGAGTTCAAATACAGAAGATCTATCCTTGAATTCGTTGAAGGCGCCGATATAGAAGGCGAATTTCCGGCCGTATAAGTAACAGGCGATACGCCATTTCTCCAAACTTGCTGATAATAACTTTCTACAACCCCTCCTCCAACAGCTACTGTCATATCAGGCGTGCTTTGTGCTCTCGGTCTCAATACGGCTATGTCGCCTTGATATAAAGAATGAAATTGATTATTCATATTATCTTTTGAAAAGCTGCCTGTCAATCCATCAGTGACATAAGTGGCTTTTGCCATAAAAATCCTCCTTTAATCTTCCACAACCCACCACCCGCGCGAAATCCAATTAATGACCCCGCCTACCGGTGTTCCATCCTTATCAACTAACTTTACGGTAAATCCTGTTTTTGACTCATTCGATAATATAGGCATGTAAGCTGATGTTCCGACCGTTGTCGCTGTAATAGATGGTGTTGCTCCGAATGTTTTGCTAAATGTTATATTTGTGCCTGCAGCGTCTACGGTGACGTTTCTGCCTTTATCTGTAATATCGTAAGCATCAACCCTGACTCTTAAATTATTCAGAAAAACATTATTATCAGTATCAGAAGTCTGTATTTTCACTTTAAATTGATAATACCTCAATGTATATTCCCCGGCCACAAAAGCCGAATACGCCCCGGCCAAAGGAGTTGACGTTCCGTATCTCCATTCTAAAGTAAGGTCGGTTGATAACCCGGTAATATTCTTTATGGCATCCACGCCGACAGAAGTATGCGTAACGCCTGTGTCTCTTTCTTCCAACTCGAACGCTTCTTCCGTAGCTACAACCGGAGTGTCCCAATCGTAATCTTCTAATTCGTCCCATGTCTTTCCGGCTAGCTCTAGTTCCTCCCATGTGGTAGCCGTTTTTAACCCTATAGATCTTCTGTAATAAGCGGAATTATAATTAGTGGTCCATATAAGCTGCGCGTCGCTGTCGGCTGTACCGTTATATACAGGTTTTCCCCATTGCTGATCGTCTATGACTATATTCTGGTTCGCTATAGCCGTTATCGTTATAGAATCTGTCCCGGGCGTATCAGAGTATTTTCCGTATTCGGATTTAGCTTTTATGAAGAATGTCCTTACGCCGGAATAGCGTATCGGCTGTTGATAAGCGATAGTATCAGATCCTACTATAGCGATAACATCCCCTGTCGCCCAATCCCATCCTTCTCTTATTTCGAAGATTTTAATATTGGCATTGAGTTTTTCAGTGGGCTTATCCCATGTAAAGTATAAATTTATCCCGTCGGATTCAACCTCAAAATTTTCAACGTCAGAAGGAGCCGCATACGGATTTGGAGGCGAGCCGTAATCATATGTCATAATGCCGGAGCCGTAAGCGTCGTTGTAAATGCTGGAATTATATGACACGGCTTGTATCGCGTATTCGTTATTTTCTTTTTCTTCTATGCCCAGGGCCATCATTTGTTTAGCAGTCCAATTTGATACATCATGAGAAAGCGCAAAAATATCCCCCGGCTCTAAATGCATAGCTGTAATATCTGTTTCAAATTGGCACACTATCGGATTTACTTTAAGGTCATAAAGAATTTGCCATGCAAGTCTCAGCGCCTGCGACATTCTTTTTATAGCAAAGAACGGAAATACTTTTTCGAATACACCCCTTTCATCCTGGTCCGAAAAATCATCTACATATGCTATAGGCCTTGTATCTTCCTGGTTTATATCAACGTATTGAACGCCTACTCGGTTGATCTGATTATCCTTAGGTATGTAAGAATATACGAATGAATCCTTTTTTATATTCGACATATCGAAATCCTGGACTGACGTGGCCGCTTTTTTTACAGCTATTTTAATGGTCGTTCCTGTTATAATCATATAACCGCCGAAAGAAGACAGCATATCGGTAAGGTTATCTATAGCGCTTCTTCTTGTATCTATGACATAATCAAGCTCATATCTATTTTCAGTCCCGCCTGCACCGTTAGATACCGAGCCGGCGCAATATTCATAAACTTCTCCGAAATCAGCGTCGTTTATAAAAGTCGATGATATTCCGCAGCCTCCTATTTCTTTATCACGTATAAGATAATCCCTTATGCACGCGGCTGGGTTATTTGAATAAACCTTTTCAGAATCCCAAGAAGAACCATTCCACGTCTCTACTTTTAGTCCTTCCAGTTCAACAGTTACTTTAGACGGCAATGAAGGAAGCTCAGCAGAAGCAACCCATGTCACAGCTATATACGCTATATGCCTCAACCCATAGCACTCCGTTGCCCTTGAATCAACTTCCTGCGTGGCTGTCCCTGTATATACGTCATAAGAGCACCCGGGGAAATCGGAAAAATTCTTGCCGTTTACTTTTAGATTTGATATAGAATTAACTTCTCCTTCACTCAAGCCTATAAATTGATAGCACGTTTTTTCGTCGTCGCTTAATTTATTATAAATTATATTTCCGCTTACTCTGGTATTTCCGTAACATAAAGGAACCGGAATTTCATTGGATCTGGTTACGCGAAGTCCGCCGAATCTGTATTTAGGAGATGCCGCCATGTCGCCGGTCCCGGTATCACCGGGAGGCGGATTAGTCATTTGGTAACCTATAGATGCGCCTATTATAGCAAAATATATAGCGGTCGCGGGGCCTCCGAAAAGTCCTATAAATCCGCCTACAACCGCGCCTACTACAGTCGCTACAGCCTGAACGGCTGTCCTACCGGCCGGAGGTAAAATTTTTTTTTCCCCGAATTTAGGGCGCATGATCGCTATGACATGCTTCTTCGCGGCTTCGTTGAATCTTGAAATGTGAGATTTTGACTTCTCATTTATATGAAGGTATTTATTGAATCCAACATACACTCCCGCGTGTACTTCGCCTTTCCAGGCAAAGTAAATAATGTCATTTTCCATCAATTGCGCTATCTCAACAGGATCGCCGTAGCTTTTTACAAGCTCTATCCAATCGCTGAAATTCGCTTTTTCTATCCATTCTTTAGTGCAATCAGAAGAAATTTCGATTTCATAACCCTGGTCTTTCAAAAATTTCGCAACAAGGCCCAGGCAATCGATAGCAGTCCTATCGCGGCCACCAAGACGGAAAGGTATTCCTACATATTTATTGATGAATTGCCAATCCATTATTCGCCTTCTTCCAATTCTACCGGGAGCGTGTGGAATCCGCCAAAATTAGCCTGATTTGATAACGTATCTTTGCACCACGCTAAAGTTTTGTCGCATCCTCTATATATGTCGTATGTATCGCCTACGGCCGGAGTGTTTTCCAACACTATGTCCAAAGACATTACGGTTAAATCAAGGTCATAATCAGTAATTCTTCTTTTTACACCGTTATTATCTCCGGACGTAAAATGTATAAGGCCATGCTTCCAGTAATCATCCGCTTCAGTCCTTGATGTATCGTATATAAGAGATGTAGTAGATCCAGCAGTAACACTCCCGGTAGATTTTGTAGCCGTTCTGTCATAAGCACATCTCGCGCCTCCGAATTTCCACGGACACATAAGCTGATAAAGCCTGCCTGTCTTTAATTTTAAATTGAGCCTTGATACAACCTGGACTTGAAGAGAGCTTTGAGTTATTACAGGTTTATCCATTACACCGTCAAAAACAAGTATAGCGTCGTCAGGAGAAGCCAATTGATCTAAAAAAACAGTTCTTAATACAACCCTTTTATCCCTAAAATCAGTTCCGGCTATCAACGCGCTCATTGCCCTGTCAACATTATCATAACTTACATTAAAATAATCCACGGCCAGGTCTATATTGTGTTTTACAGGGCTTCTGGCCAGTCCTAAAGGCAGGTATTCCTGTGGAGTGCCTTCCATATCCCAAAAATTAACAGATTCAGGGCATACGGCAAAGAATAATGTATTATCGTCAACAGCCGTTTGGCTTCCTAAATATATATCATATATGTCAACCGGACGCGTTGATTCTTCGCTTTGTTTAACTATAACTTCATCTGACAAATCTCTCATTATGAAGGGCTCCCTGATCTAGATTCCGCTATCGCTATTGAATCAAATGCGTAGACGTGCCTGATACTTGTATGAGTAGAAACAGACTCAGCGACCGTTATCGAATCAGCCACATATTTATTCATCATCATGAATGGTGTAACGGATTCGGTTATTGATAAAGAATCGGATAAATTTCCGAATATTAAATCGGTCCTTCCTGCTCTCGGTCTGTATATAGACCATCTGACTTCTCTTAACTCTATTCCGGCGTTTAAAAGCTGATATGCTAAAAGAGTCCTGGTTAATCTATCATTCACAAATCTTACCTTAAAATAAATATGATAATCTCCTGTTACGGCTAAGCCGTCTCCAGGGGCGGAATCAAATGTAACATAAGAAAATTCAGTATCGAAATTATTGCTTAAACTCGCGCTTGCCTCAACACCATCAACATACATGGTAAAATTCGCTGATGTATCGACCGGAAATTCATCGAGAGTCCACGTCGTTCTTACGCCGTTTCCGGTCCCTATGGTTTCACTTGACACTTCATATTCTGTCGGTATTTTTACAAGAAACGAATCATATGAGCCTTTTCGCGCAATATAAAAATCCCATATAGTATCCATGTTGGATTTTGAGTAAGCGTATAACTGAAGTGTGTAATTACGGAGTCCATAAGGCCATTTAGCCCTGCGCTTCTCATCGCCGTCTTCCATTTCGGTAATAAGCGTCCTATAATCAATAGATTCTTCTAATCCGAATTCCGGCTCTAATGTAAGTATTTCTATTGACATTATATACCGCCTTTGAATAATTTTCTCAAACCGTAATTACCCTCTATATCGCCGTAAACGGAATTAACAAACATATCCTGATTTTCGGCAAGGTACTGCCTGAATGATTTTGCGTCTATGGTGTTTATATTCCATATATGAATTACTTTCGCCCCGGAAGCCTCTCCCCTGTTTATTCTTTCAAGGCCTTCTCTTCCTAAATTAGCCATGCCTGTTCTGTTTACAACACCTTCGCCAACTTCCAGATTGGCAAGAACTTCCCCGCCACGGCTGAATCTAGGTATCTTTTTCTGTACTTCTCCGCCTGTATGTCCTGTAGGAAATCCTAATATAGGGGTTGCCGGATACGCACCTGGTATAAGTTTCATAATAAGCATTTTAGCTAAAATTTGACTCAGCGACCTTAATATATCTTTCGTAAACGCGTCGAAATAATCATGGAAAGTTTTAAGGTCATTTGTCATGGCGTCAAAAAAGAGATCCGAAAAAGCAGATTCCATGGATTTTGCGGTTCCTTGCGTAATTTCATACATCATGTTGTAAGTCTCTTTTGTCTTATCCTGAACTTCATCCATGATGTCTTTCAGACCATTAAATACTTCCGTGTCTATCTGGCCTAACTCCTGCATCCTGTTAACAAGATTTTCCACCTGGTCGCCTATTTCTTTCTCTATATCAATAATGCTTTGTCCTCCTGCTACAAGATCTTCAGACATAAGCTTGTTAAATTCCCTCAATGTATCATTGAACTCATCGAATTTTCCCTTAAGCCACGGCAATTTTTCTGATAAACGTATAATAACCTCTAATCCTTTAGAAAAAGCCAAAACCAAAACTCTTAATCCTTCCTTGACTGCTCTAAAAAACCCCCTAAATCCGGCCGATACGCCTATAACGCTTATGGCTATTTTCATCCACGCTTCCGAGAAATTATTTGTGGCTATTCTATTTCTTTCCATATCTCCTGTCATCATTACCAAAGAACGCCTTAATATATCCATAGAGGCTATGACGACAGTTGATTTTGTCGATACATATCCAAGTTGTTTCGCAAGATCGCCGTAAGCGTTTGCCGTCATTTTAACCTGCCCTATATATGTAGTACGCATAGCCTCGGCTATCCCTCTATAATTTTCATCTAAATCTTTAAGTATCAAATTAAAATCTTTTGACTTTTTTGCTGTTTCGCTCAGTACAACGCCGTACCTCGCAAGAACTCCAGTATTGCCTGTTACGCCTTTTCCAAGCGCTATCGCTATGGCCTGCAAGTCAGCTTCTTTACCGCTTAAAGTAGAAACGGATGTAGCCATATCAAGAAGCCTGGGAGTAAGCTTTGCTATCTGTTCGGCATTTAATTTAAAAGTCGCTAACATAGCTTGTGCGTTTACAATCTGCTCGTTACCGAACATAGTTGTACTTTGAAGTTGATTTGCCAAAGCTTTCAAATTAGAAACCTGCGCTTTAGTTGCTAACCCGCTTCCTTTTAAAGCGGCCTCTAATTTTCTTTCAGCGAATTGTTGTTGCGTAGCCAAAGTTATCATCGGTTTTATAATTCTAGTGAGTAAATGCCAAGCAAAAACAACCACTAATATTTGATTTCTTAATCTGCCGAGAGCTTCCCTCATACCGTGAGTTACAAGTCTCATTTGTTTTGAAGAAGCAGAATATCTATCTGTTGCGTTAGTAGCTTGTTTTGTATTTGTTACAACTTGTTTAGTTGTTTGTGCCTGACGTGATTGCGCTTGCACGACGCCTTGAATCGCCTGTGTTTGAAGCTTTAAACTTTTATTAACTCTATTCAAGGCGAGCTTCATCAATTCGGCCTGCGATTTGGAGGTCTTTCCGGTATTTTTTATTTGCGAAGCTATACGGCCGTAAGCGTCAAATATCTTACGCTCTTCGGTTGTGTCCGCCCGGAGTTTTACCAGCATATCGTTTGTGGGAGCCGGCATCTTTATCACTCACTTTCTGTTTTTCGATATCTATTATATCAAAAGCCTCTAACAATAATACTGACTGGTTATCTATACCGCCGTTAGACGGAAGAAAGCCATCCTTGAAATAATAATAGTAGTTTATTATACGGATAGTGGTTTCTGTAATAAGCTTTAAAGGGCATCTTTCAAGCTCCTCGCTTTTACCGTCTATGTCCAAAATAAACGGCTGTATGGCTTTTGATTCGCAGCCTCTATATTTTTTTTGGATAGCGCTGCATACATGGCAGTTCAGCTTGAATCTTGGGAGCCAAACCGCCAATATCAGTTTTTTCTCTCTTTATCCGATAGTACGTTTTCTTCCGCTATTTTCTTCGCGAGTTCCGTTATAGCTGACTTTGGAATATAACGCAGCGTATCATCGCTTACAACGTCATATTCCGTATTCGCTATTTTCCGTTTTATTGTCTTGAAAGGAATATCATTTCCTTTAGCGTCTTTGAAATTCTTAAATCCTTTCAGGCCGAACCTTACGAATTCCAGGTCCTGTTCTCCTATATTAAGTCTTGTTTCGGCAACAGAATCCTTCGGGGCATCCGGGTTATACTTATAGACCATGCCTATGTCCGTAAGCTTTGCTTTGAGGATTGAATCCAGAATTCCTATGACGAATATGGTGGGATCTTCGGTGTCGCCGGGTAGCGTATATTCTATCGTTTCCCCGACATTAATGGGCCTAATCATAATGACCTCCTTTTTTTAGCACGGAATTTAGCGTCCACTTACTGTGCCTTTTTTGACGCTTTCCGGCCTTTCTGTTAATCTAGTAATCCATCCTCTAATGTGATGGTTTACGTCTTTTTGTATTTGAGCTGTAATACCAAAAAACGGCCTTGGCGTTCCGCCTCTATACGCGCCTGTCTGTTGCGCTATAGCAACGAGTCTTCTTGAAGGAGAACCTACATTCTTTATGCCTACTTCCCCTTCGTGTTGCCTATGACCTCTATAATAATGTATAGATCTATATAAAATTCCCAAAGCATGAAGCGGTCTATAGGGATGCCTCATGCCTCTTTTTTTTCTTACTGTCTCGGGTTTTAACGGCGCTAAATTCCCGCCGTGAATATTTATGCTTTCTCTTATATTACGCTTTATCCCGCGTACTACTTCATTGCCGATCACATCTATCATTTCCTGCGTACGGCGCGGAAGTTCTTTAGACCACTTTAAATCATATTTTATATCCACCCAAAGCATTAAGCTACCGTTCCGGTAAAAGACTCAGCTATCATTACGGTGTCTGATTTAGTACCGCCTTCCATGACGACGCAGCCATACTCTATTGTAATTTCATCATCGCCTTTATATTTTGTCGCTTCAAATGGAACGGTTAATATTCTTATGCCTTCCCGGTCCCCGGGATCCATGGCTAAAAATCTTATTCTCGGGCATGTAACCCTCGCGCGATTATTCGTGGCAGAACCTATTTCCAAAGATAGTTGCCCCAAAGTATTTGATATGATATTATCAAGCCAATCGTAAGAAGTGTTATACTCCGGATCAAATGAGCCTATAGGATTTCTCCCTGTAATGTAAGCCCTGTAAACTCCTGTCGCTTGCGATATACTTGTGGAAAGCGCTATTTCATTCTGCATATCGAATTCTATCGAGTTTATAAGATGTGATTCCGAACTACCTACAAGCGTGGAAAAAGTCGCGCTTAATAAAACCGGAGGCGCAGTTGTCGGCAATCCCGTCAAAGTCGTAAGAGCCCCGGCCGTTATGTCCTCTATTGTGCCTCTGAAAGTAAATTCATAGAATAAAGGCTCTCCTACGGTCCCTACAAGCCTAACGTTACCTACGCAGCCTCTAAATTTCTTGTGAACGCCGTCTTCCTCTACTTGTATAGACAGTGTTCCAGGTTGCGTGGTTGTAGGCTGTAATCTGCCGTTTAATTCGGAAAAACCGCAGGCCTCTAATAATATTTCGTGGTTGTCGGGCGGATCTTCGGTATCACCATGACCGCGCAAAGCTATCTTAAAAGTTATAGTGGCCGATTGAACACCGCTTAAAGACTCATACCTTGATAAATCTTTGCCCTGCGGATCGCGCTTAAACATGGAAAATTCCGGCGTTGCCACAACGTCATA